GTCAAATTTGCTCCAATCACCTTCGAACACAAAATTTGAATAAGCAATTTTCTTAGAGTAATCGAGCCAACCAAATTTCATAAAATTCTTACCAAGGCGAATAGGGGAAGCGAAGTCGCAATGTAGAGCGTGTTCGATAGGAACAGAGACGACATTGGCGATTAAATGTGAAAACATCTCCGGCATAAGAATTCCCCTGGAAGCAGAAACTGTGTTACGATTCAAGTTATCATCACGCTTAGGCCTAGCGCCACAAGAATAAATGTTATTGCTGTAGAAGCAACTCTTTTCGAGAGCTTTCATAATACGGACAGAAGTAGAGTACGAGACGTCTGTTGCCATAGACTTTTTGGTAACACCCAAGACCTTATCCAATACTAAACCACAATAGGTACTCGGAGAATAAGTGGCTAGCTTAAGACTTTTCCACGTTGGAGTCTTACCTAGGTTAGGAACGACTACGCGCTTAGCCAACATATTAACAAGCTTATTTAACTTTCTGCCAGTTGGCATGTAGTTAGTGGATGGAGGTGAAGCCATCTTTTCAAAATAAGGTCTAGTGTGTGAGAAATCCCCAAGAACTTGAGCGTAGTCATGTATATTTAAATCCACACCGGTGGATTGGCAGAATTGTTCACTAAAGGCCGTCGCAGAAAGTGACGGATAGATAATTCCCCCTGGTCTACCACCAGAGGAAAAGGGGACCTTACCAAGATATCTACAAGAATTGGAAAGTGGTAAAGGGAATATCTTCTTAATATCATCAGGTAATGCAACTGATAAACCGTGAACTCTAAGATCATTTGTATAATAGTCAGGTTCACCGAAATTAGCATAGACTAGTTGAAGGGAAGAATCCTCAATTCCAAAGTTCCAACTTTTAGAAACAAAGTAAGTAGTTAAAGGACTAGAGTCATTAGAGTGATTACCAAAACCTCGTATCTTTCTATTGATAATTCTAGACTCAGACAAGTAACTAGAATTAATAAATGGACAAGAATCAAGGGATCTAGAACGATGAAAATTAAACCAATTATAATAAAATGAAGTAGTGCGTCCGAAAATTTCTCTAGTTAAGCGGAGAACTTTACAGGAAAGACGTAATTATCTGGATCTTCCTTAAAGAGCCTAAGTTGTTCAGACTTGAACTCAGTAAGGATGACTTTCCCAATCTTCGATACCGAAGACAAATCGGCATCTCCTTTGGGTAGAGATTCAATACGTTCCAACTGTTCTTCCCTAAAATCTTGGGTAAGATATAAGGAATTTAGTTCAACGACAATTTTA